CGGCGGAGCGTGGCCATGAATTCGGACATGGGGTCACGCTCCGTAGTGGCGTCCTCATATGGGTTACCCTTGAGCGCATAAAGCCACGAGGAGAGCAGCGAGTGGGTCAGCAGGATGCGATCCATTTATTCCGCCCCCTTCGGCTCCTTCGGCGCCGGGGTGTACTTGCCCAGCACTTTGTCATAGAACAGGCCCAGTTCCTTGATTCTCTTGTTCCATGCAACGGTCAGCTCTTTTTCGGACGTCAGCGCATGCGGGATTTCCTTGAAGTACGGCATTGCCTCATTCGCGGTGTCGGCGTTCGAGACAGCAGCGATGATCGACCTTCCGGTTTCCATCGCCGTCTCATATGCTGCCTGATCAGCGGCGTTCTGGGCGACTTCTGCGGCAGCCTTGGAGTTGTAATCGGCAAACAGTTTGGTCAGGAAATCGTTCTGGCTATTCGGGCCGAGAGCCGGAATTTTCCAAATGCCGTGGATACCGCGCGTTCCCTTCGCGAAGTATCTCTCACAGTTGGAGAAACCGATGGTGCGATCATTGCCAAAGACCTCGACGAAGCCACCCAAGTCCATAGGCTCCCACACGTTGTTCTTGGTCTGCCCTTCGACCTTGATGCGGAGGCGGGTATTGTCGCCGTCTTTTTCCTCCACAGCATGGAACACCACCACGATGTTTTTCTGCAGCTCATAGAAACAGTAGTCCATGAGCCGGACGAACTCTTTTCCGACGAAGCCGTAGCCCTTGAGCGACAGGCTGCCGTCGCGCTGGCCGTACTTGGGATCCTTTTTGATAGCCCACAGGGACATGAGGGAGATGAGCTTGCCGCCGGTGTCAAACACCAGCGTATCAAAGCCCTGGGTGTTCATCGGCGTCAGATCGTCGAGGATTTCCTGATAGTCCTTCGGCTGAATATACGGGACGCGGTAGCGCGGCTCGATACGGTCAATGCCGAAGTCGACATCAATGTGCAGCGGATTCGGCGTGGACAGCGCCAGCGTGGACTTGCCGATGCCGGGGTAGCCAGCGATCAGCATACGGATCTTCTTTTCGCCTTCCTGAATTTTCTTGGGGTCACGAA